CTCAGACCGCTGGCGACACTTCTACCAAGGTTGCCACGGATGGATTCGTCTCAACCAGTTTCGCGCCGATAGCTTCGCCTACTTTCACAGGGCAAGTCACGCTTCCAGCTGGAAGTGGCTCGGCTCCATCCCTGGTCATCGGTAACTCAGGGAACGGGCTTTATTCGAGTGCGACGGGTCACGTCGATGTCGTTACCTCCACGACAATCATTGCCGACTTTGTCTCTGGCGCGATTAACATCAATCATGGCGGGGTGTATCAGTTTGGTTCGACTACGGCTGGTTCAACGCAGGACACGGGCATGTCGCGCACAGCGGCGGATGTGATGGCATTCGGCAATGGCACCGCCGCCGATGAATCGGGCCTGTTGCGCTGGAACAACTGCAAGCCTACCGCCGTCACTCTTAATTCAGCATCGTTCACCACATTTTGTTCATGGACTCTTCCGGCTGTCGCTAAAACGTGGGCCTTCCAGTGCAGCGGGACTTATACCCTTACGGCAGGAACAGCGCCAACACTTATTATCGGATTCATCGCCTCGCAAACACCAAGCGCTGTCGCTATCACATCGAGCATAGGATCGACATTAACCGGGGTAAGCACTCAAGGGACGAACACGACAGCGAACACTTCGCAACAAACGGTTCTCACCGGAACAACGAACACGCAGGCCAATGCGCCATTTGCTATATACGGATCGGTAACGGCCTCAGCCACATCGGGAACTTTTATCCTGAATGCTGAGCTAGGCGGATCGGTATCCCCGGCAGGAACGATCAATTTTGGTTCCAGTTGTGAGATTTTCTAGTATAGTGACCCCGTGCAGAAGAATCCAGCCAAGATCGCCAAGGTCATGCACGAATGGAAATCCGGGCAGTTGCATTCCGGCTCCAAGCAAGGCCCGCAGGTCAGTTCACAAAAGCAGGCTATTGCGATCGCGCTTTCAGAGGCACGAAGAGGTAAGAAATGAGCACTCCACCCCTCCCCGGCATGGGATCGTCTTTTCAGGAACCGACTTCACCCGACCAGACCTCTGCTCCGCAAGAACAGATTCCACAACCGCAGATGCCGCAGATTCTTCAGCAGCGCAGCAAGAAAAAGGGCTTTGGGCCGAATGTTAAGAATCCGGGAGCTTTGGCCGGGGCCATAGCAAGATCGAAGCGAGCTAGGCAGACCGGGGATAAATGGGGGTCATAAATGCCAACAGGCAATGAATTTAAGGATGTTAGATTCGGCCAGCAGGATCAATCCTACAAGCAGACCGACCGCGACATGAGTCCGGGCTGGGATGCCAATGTAACCTCTGAAGGTCAACAGCCAACTTCCGGGCAGTATCCCAATGTCTACGACCGTCAGGCTGGGTCAGAACCTCTTGGCACGTCTTCCGAGGATAACCCATCCTATTATCCGCAGCGAGTCTTCGATGAGATTCAATGCACGGGTCCGGGTCAGTCTTATGTAAGGACCGAGCGCGAATCCATTAGCGGAGAATTTAACGCCTGTCACCCCGGACTTGAGTTGGGAAAATACACCACTGGCGACAACATCGTGCCCGATACCGTGCCCTCAAAGCAGTTTTCCTCCGACAAGAACGGCGACCCGCGAGCACTGTTGCAAGCGACGCGATCCGAAATCAGCCAGCACGCGGAAATCAACCAGCTTTACGGATTAAACCAGCCAGCGGCTACCTTGGGATCGCACCCCTGGCTAAGGGATGAACTGGCGACCCCAAGCGAGACTGAACCAGCCAATGCGGTTCCCGCGAAGGGCATGAAGGTGCCAGCATGAGCCAGATTTCGCAGTGGAATACCGTCGCACTGAATGCAACGAATTGCTCAGCCAGTGGCAACAACACGATCATCACCGCACCATCGGCAGGGCCAATCAAGATATGGAAGATTTGGTTCACGGCTGGTGGGGCTGTTAATGTCACTTTTCAGAGCGGGTCCACGGCATTGAGCGGTGGGGCGGTATTGACCGCATCGGGATCGAGCTTCACGCTCTATTATGACGGCTCGCCTCACTTTGTTGCGTTGCCGGGGAGCGCTTTCGTTATGAATCTTTCAGGCGCGGTGGCTTTGACCGGGCAGGTCTATTACACGATTGGCGGATAATGCCATTCACCATCGAAGAGTGGCGGAAGATGCGGCAGTATGGCAGAACCTCGCTGTTCTATCTCTCCAATAACGTTCTCGGCTACAAAGATGTATCCCCTGAAGTTCACGGGCCGTTAATCCGGTCATTGCAGAAGTTTAAGGGAGGCCGGGACTGGACGCATTCCCGCTTCGTCGGACAGAATGTTTCGCCGGGAACATTCAAGGAGCTTATTGAAGGGTATGAGCCTGTCGTGCCTAACTTTTGGGATTTGGAATCCCCCCATGGTCTGAGGAAGACTTTAATCCTGATGCCTCGCGGCCATCTTAAGAGCACGGTCATGATGGCCCACATGATCCAGTGGATTTTGAACTACCCGAACATCAGGATTCTGTTATCGTCAGGCACGGGGGATCAGGTGCATGGCTTCCTCAAGGAAATCAAAGGACACTTCCAGTACAACGAGATGTTCCGCTGGCTGTATCCTGAGTTCTGCCCGCCTGCGAAGACTGCAAAGGATTTTGGCAACCAGGATCAGTTCACGGCGCCAAATTGCCGTAGACCCAATGCCAAGGAACCTACTGTCGGAACGGTCTCTGTGGGGGCAGTCGTGGCTTCCACCCACTACGATGTGATTGACAATGACGATGCCGTCGATAAAGAAAACGTCCGCACCCCGGAGCAAATCCAGACCGTCAAGCAGCATTTGGGTATGCTATGGCCCTTACTTGAAACAGCTCCAAAGTCTGATACGCGACCGATTGGCTATCAGCGCGGATGGTGGTACCTTGTGGGAACCACTTACGATTTTTCGGATGCCTACGCCACTGTCCTGGACGAAGAAGCCAAGAAAGAAGTAAAAACCTACCACATCTACCGCCAGTCGGCCATTCTCGAAGGAGAATTAAACAAGGCAGAATGCAGGGCCGATTGTAATCTGCCCAAGCCCCATGCTGTCTATAAGCACTGCAAGACGCTGTGGCCGTCCCGCCTGCCTGCCGAGGGCCTGCTGGCGATTGCCGAGGACCCTTTGCAGGGATGGTCGGTTTTAAGCTCGCAGTATTTGATGAACCCGATCCCGGACAGCGCAGGGTTGGTCGATTCACAGGATCAGATTGTCTGGGTACCACCTCAGGCGATGAAGGGATTGTATGCATACCTCAACCTCCACATTACCGTGGACCTCGCCGGAATGGAGCCTAGTACCAATAAACTGGCTGATAACGATTATACCGTCATCAACCTCCACGGTTTTGGACACGACGGCACGCTTTATATCATATCCGTACTCAGGGGGCGTTATACGCCTTTTGAGGTTATTGACCTTCTCTTTAAGCTGGTGCAGATACATCCCAGATTGGTTGATATCAAGGTCGAGAAAGAGGCTCATGCTAGAGTTCTGCTCCCCTTCCTCAAGCGAGAGATGGCTAAAAGAAGTAAATGGCTACCGATTGTGGAGATTCGCCGCGATAATCGAACATCCAAGCAGCAGCGTATCAAGGGACTTCAGCCGTGGTTTAGAAACGGCTCGATAAAGTTCTCCGACAACCAGCCGCACAAGCTGGCAATCATCAACGAGATCATGAGATTCCCCAAGTATGCCCATGACGACATTCTGGATACGATTGCGGATGCGATGCAAAACCGGGATGGTGGTGTAGTATCGGACGTGCAACCGATGGAAAAGACGATCGCCAATCCGACAGGGAAGATCATCAACCCGGACCTGAAGGATTTGCTGGACAGGCTGTGGGGTGTGAAGCAGGAAGAAGAGTCAAGCACGGTAGATTTACGAACTGGATGGTAGATGCCCGGAGATGACGCAAACGGCAGTTTAACAAACTTCTCGATGGCCGCCACTCCGGCCACGGATGCCCCGACCAATCTGCCTCAAGGTCCGGGAATCGCTCCCATGACTACCGAGGAGCGTGAGAAGCCGAAACTTCCGACTGAAACATGGAGCGATGAGTATGCGGCTAAAATTGCCCTTGGGGATTTCAAAAGAGCGGAAGGTTATCGAACAATCAACCATGACTGGCGATTCCGAGTCTCGGATCAGCTTTACCTTGCATGGACTCAGCGCCGAACGTGGGAAGGAACCAAGATTCCTCGGTCGTCGGTGGGAATATTTCTCGCTCTGGAGCAGATTGAAGCTCTGCTGCCGTCTGTGGTGCTGTCTCTTTTTCCCGACAACAACCGCTTACCGTTTGACGTTGAGCCGGAGCCTTCCACAACCCCAGCCCAGGCCGATGCCGTCCGCGACCTCATCTCTTGGCAGCTTCAGGACATTGGCGAACCAGGGAAGTATCTCAGTCTCCGCGAGGTTGCAAGACGCGCCTATAAACAGTCCTACATCTACGGGAACGGCATCGTTGAGTTCGGCGTGCTGGACCGAAACATCACACGGAATCATTTCACCCGAACTCAAGTCCCGGTTCGACAAACCGTAGCCCATCCTCTCACCGGAGAGCCTGTCGCTGTTCCAACGGGACAGTTTCGTTCTATCGTGCAGAAGCGGATGCAGATGCAGCATGTCGTAAGACCCATGCTGTCAAATGTAGATATCAGGGACTTCTACTGGGACCCGAACTGCAATTCCCATAACATCAATGACGGCGGATTCTGCGCGACGCGGCATCTGATGTCAGTTAATCGCGTGATGGAGTTTGCCAAGACGGAAGGCTTTAACATTCCGTCCGCCACCCAACTTCTTAGGCTGGCCCAGATCAAGACGATGACGCAGGGTGATTCCTCGAAGATGAATCTCGAAGCCTTCAGGGGAATGACCTACCAGCCGACAATTGATTACTCTGTCGATCCCGCCCTGGCTCAGTTGGAAGTGATCCGTTACTGGCAGGCCAATCGTCATGTGTGGCTCCTTGGCCGTCAGTGGGTGGCTTATAACCAGCCGAACCAGTTCGGAATGCTGCCATTTCTGGATGCGTTCTACGTAGACGTTCCTTCCCGCTTCGCAGGGCTTTCAATCTGCGACCTGGTCGAGGGCGACCAGAAGTTAGCTGAAGCTATCGTAAATGCCAGAATCGACGAACTTAATCTGATGATCCATCGCCCGCTGATTGTGAAGGAAGGGCGGGCATTCTCAGCATCCCAACAAAGACTCAGGCCCGGAGTGGTCTGGAAGGTGGAGGACCCCGCAAATGACATCAAATGGATGGACTCTCAGCCCGTTACCCAAGACGCCTACATCGAAGTCCAGGCTCTTGAACAGCGAGTGCAGAAGAAAACCGGAGTCACTGACCTTGCTGTCCTTGGCACCCCTGCCTCAGGGGGGAATTCGGCCAATAGGACGGCAACAGGCGTCTCGACTCAGGAAGGAGCTTCTGGGAAGCGGATACAGTACCACGTAGAGAATGCCGAAGACCAGTTCATCGTTCCGGCCCTGAATATCATCCATGCTCTCAATCAGGTATTCCTTCCGCTCGACGAGATGCAGCAGGTTCTCGGACCGGAAGGCTCGATGATCCAGGTTGATCCAGTAGATGTGATGAATGCCGGGGTGAGATTCAGGATGAACGCCTCAAGCAAGCTGAAGATCAAGGCAGCTTTGGCGCAAGGCGGCTTGGGAATTCTAATCCAGACATTGCTGAACCCCGATCTCGACAAGCTGGCATTTGTGCAGGGAGTCCGCCTCGATCTGAAGCAGGTTACGCGGATAATCAACGACACGTTCTCGCTGCCTCCGCAGGCCCTATGGGTGCCCATGGAGCCTGAGTACAAGCAGACCATGATGCAGTTGAATATGATGCAGTTCCAGATGAAGATGCAGGAACAGCAGCAACGCTTGCAGTCTCACCAGCAGGTAGCAACCGACCGCGACGAAACGCAGCTTATCAAGGCATTAATTGACAGAATCATGACGCCGGATGTGGCGCACAAGCTATTGAACGAGTATGCTGATGCAGGGTTGACTTTACCGAGTGACCAACCACCCGCAAGTCCTAACGGCAACGGAGCTGGAGCATCTGGCGGAAGTTAGAGAGGTATGCCAGACGGTGCAATCTGGAGGCTGGAGGAGGATTCTGGCCCAGATGGAGGCATTCGTCGAAGAGGCTTTAGATGACATGCGAAAGGCGGCTTATGCCTCAGCCGAAGCTAAAGCTGGCCTTCAGACTAGATGGCAACAGCGGGAAGCGATGTTTTTAGGCGTTCAGAATTACATTCAGACTTGTGAATCGGAAAGACTTCTGTTATTAGAACAATCAAGGAGTGTTCCTCCAAATGCCGAACGAGATTACGAAACACCCGGATGGGAAAATTACAGCGAAGTTGGAGACGGGCGAGATATTTGAGGGCGATCCTCTCGAAGTAACGCAGAAGATGGCCGAAGCTCACGTCTCCACGAAGCGGTGGGGGCAGGAGTGGAAACAGAAGGCGGAAACGCCTCCAGTCCAGAAACCGCCAACTCAGCAACAGCCAGTAGTCGATCAGAACGAGGCCCAACTCCAAAATTACCTTTTGACGCAGACCGCCAAAGCGCTAGGTTACGAGAATGCCGATCAGTACAAGGCCGATCTGGCGCGAGTCAAGGGAACGACAGAGAAGGTAAACAATCAACTTGTGGCGACTGAGTTCCTTGCCCTGAATCAGGATTTCCCAAACACGCCTGAGGCCATCGAATCACTCTCGAAAAAGATCGACGAGATGCATTGGGATTTCA